GCCGTTCATTGATGCCAGCAATCTGAGCGTTGCCACGATCAATCACGCTGTTTAGGCGAGATAGCTTTGAGTTGTTGTAGTCGTCAACGATCTGTTGGTCGGATACTTGAAAGTTTAACATCGTGCCAAGATCAGACGATCCATAGTTACGACCAGCAGAAAGTTGTGCTAATGCTTGATTGAATTCTGGACCAGCATTCGGGTTTTGCATTCCCATGCCTCCGGAAGTCAATGCCTGAATCTGAGAAGCAAGAGAGTTTCTTGTGTTTTCTTGACTTGTGACTTCCGCTAGTCTCTTTTCGTATGTATCTTGCAAATTTTTAATATCTTGTTTTTGTTTAGCTGTAACAACATTTTGAGCGTCAGTTATACTTGTATATGGATAATTTCCAGCATTATTCTGATAGTCCCTTACTTGGTTGTTTTGTGTTGCAGCGGCAAGGGTTGAAATTGTCCCATCATCATTAACCCTATATCTAGTAGGAAAATCATTGGGACCATAACCTAATCCTCCAAAAAATCCCATATTAAGCCTTTAGCGTTGGGTTGGAAATATTCGTTCCAACCGTTCCATAGAATTCAAATGGTCCTGGCTGGCGGTTAAACGCTACATTTGACTCTACCGATCCGTATGGGCTAGTTCCGTAAAGACGCTCGAACTGCTTGGTCATTTGATCTCCTAATCCACGGTTCAAAGCGTAAGCCTGTGGGCTAGTCTCATACTGCCTTCGCAATCCTTCAAGAGATCGTTGCGGTCCGTACTGGCGCTCAAGTTGCATCCCGGCCTGTACCCCGGCCTGCTGGTCTAAGGCTGATAACTGGCGTTCTAGGGAACGCTGTTGAGGCATATATTGGATACGAAGCTTATTCTCAAGCTCTGCCATCGCTGGGGCTTTCTCAATGTAGGTATCAATATTCTTCTTATACGCATCTGCATTGGCCTGCGCTACCGCCGCTGGATCGGGCGGAGGAGGAGGTGCAGGAATGGATGGTCCGCCACCCATATTAAACCCTAGCCTTTCGCATAAATGTCATATAACAATAACTCCTTGGTTTACCAGAACGATTAAAAGTGATCCGCTTGCGAGGACCAAAACGCTCCCAAAGGAGCAACAGCAAGCATCTCAAGGATTTAGCACCTTTTGAGGAGATAGTCAAATCAACAAACACATTCTGACCATCTTCGCTATGCACATAATGATTAGGCTCTTGCCCATCCTTGATGCACCTAGCCAAAGCTACCCCTGCAATACCATCTTTATCCTCGACTACGCCAACCATACCCTGCTTCTCGAACCAGCCAAACCACTCAGCTAGGTTAGGCCACATAGCCTCTGGAACACCGCTTTGCTCAATGTACTCAACAGCCGTCATATCGTTTGCTGGATCTGGACTGTATCTGGATTGGCGGCGGCCGTGATCTGGCGGATCGCCATCTTGTTTGCTGGTGTTGAAATCTTGATGTTAATCAAACGCCACTTCTCGTACTTGCGTAGATCGCTTGCCAGCTTCTTCTTGACTGATGTTGGAAGGACGGCTGGTAGCGTGAATGGAAGCGTTAGTACCGAACTTGCAATATTGATGTTAGACGCAACGTCAACATCGCCAACGTCTGTATCTCGCTGGATTGCTATGGTTGCATTAGATGAAAAGGAATTGTCAAAGATGACCTCGAAGTACGATCCGTATTTTAGCGAGAAAGGGTCACCAAAGTTGAAGTCCTTGGTGCGGACGTATGATTGGTAGTCCTCGCCAGCGTCCTTATAGTCTTCAGCGGTAGTGCCAGCGGGAGACTTGTAGCCAGCATACTTCTCAATGATGCCATTGGTCTTCTTAAACATCGCCCTAGAGCCTTCTTGATTAAAGTTCGTAAGCGTGAACTGCATAACCTGCGGAGTCCAAGTTCCCTCGAATGCATTTAACGCTGTATTGTAAACCAAGAGCGTATCGTTGTAGTCGTTTGATCCAGTAGGTATGGCTAGGAAGTAGCGGTTATCGTAGTAGATTGCGGTAGCTACCCTAATGGAATCCGTATTGATGCTCTGGATAACATCCTTGACTATCTCTGAAACTGGTATGCCAACCGAGCTAAAATCGTCAGCAACAGACCGAACAAGCGATCTGATGCCGTTATCGGATAGGAATAAAATGTCGCTACTTACTTGCACCGCAGTGCCATTTGCTACGCATCCAGTGTTGTTTGAAATGATTGAAACAATCCAATCCGCACCAGAGGTGGCATCGCTAGGAATATCAACCTGGAACACTCTGCGCTTCTTGAATACGATCAGCCTATTCTTGTAGTAAGGCACAACTGCCGTAATCTGATCTCCGTCATCGCCGTTGACAACGATGCTGTTGGTTGATGCCCACACAGAAGGATCAAGAATATCGGAGGCGTAAAGCGTGTTTCTATTTGCACCAGAGCCAACTCCAAACAATCTGTTTTCAGCGTTGACCAAAATTCTAATACCCGCTGGAGGCGCGCTGACTGTGGCTGTGGCCGTAGCACCAGAACCGTCACCAATGATTGTAACAGTAGGTGCAACAGCATAACCAGACCCACCATTAACAACAGTAACGCCAGTAACAGCACCACCAGCCACCAGCGTAATCAGTTCTGGCATTGTACCGCCAAGTGTTGGGCCAGTAATGATTGCTGTTGCGCTGGTATAATTGCTACCGCCAGTTGTTACTGTGATTGCCCTAACCTTGCCGCCCTGCCTCTCAACCGCAGTTCCATCCCAAAAGTGTAGGTCGCTATCGGAATCAGACAGAAACATCTTGTCAACAAACTGTGCAAAAGATACCTCAATGTCTTCCGCAACGCTGTAGCCGTCTCGCCATTGGCTGGTTGCCGCCGTCCAGGTTATGTTTGTATTATTCCATTGCTGATACCCAATGTGAACTGTTGCACTTCCGCTTGATTCAATGCTGTAAAATTTACCACCAGTAACAGTCAACAATTGCTGGTATGCGGATGTCTCGTAGTAGCGCATCCCGCCAACGGAAGTTACTGCGCTGGTTGCGCCAGTAGCAAAGCTTGTTGCACCTACGCGAGTCTCAAGATTCCCCTTTGGCGAAAGGGTCATATTGTACAACTCTTGGACTTGGTTCTCGGCTAGTAGGTCGGATTGCAGACCGCTGGCCTGACCGCCAGTAAAATTGCGTATTCCGTCAAAGGACAGAACATCGTCCAAATTGTCGCTGTAATAAGGCATAAGCCTCCTTTACGCCGAGAACATTTCTTCTATGGTTAGCTCGCCAAGACTTTGCGGTGTGATCTGCTTTACTCCGCCAACCTGGCTCAACTCATAGTTAGCCATAGCTGCAAGGTCAGAATTAGCAGTCTGCGTGATGGCTTGCGCCTTGGCATACTGCCGTTCACGCTCAAGGGCATCGGAATGGGTCAAGGCCAGAACCAAGTGATGAACGTGGGGTAAGCGAAGTTCGTCATCCAGCGCGGCCTGGGATGGAGGAAAGTCAACGATGATGTTTGTGCGGGTAAGGCACTTCAGCTTTTCCACAACACGTAATGGGATTGTGCCAGATGTGGCAAGCCTTGGGTAAAGGTTTAGCTCTGCAACGCCACTGCTGTTCCTGCCAGTAAAATGATAGGTATCTGGATCGCCAGTGCGTCCATCGTCAAGCAAGCCTGGGTCTTGGCTGATGATCGTGGCTAGGTCAATCGGGTCAACCTCTGCATCATTGTAGGCCACCGAGAGAGGGGTTTCTACATTGCTACCAAGCGTGATTAAACGATTTGTACCAACCGAATAGGTGGAGTTGGTAACAGTCTCGCGCCAAGGCGCAAAGTCCCACACGCGCCGATAGGCCAAGCTTGCGGCCTTCTGCAAGAAGGTAAGCGTATCCGAGTCGGTCTTGCCAACCTTCTCGCCAGCATATTGGGCGATTTCAGTTAGGGTCATTTAGCTTGATGAAATTGAATTAGGATCAATTTCAACTTCTTTCCCTCTGGCTTCTTTTGCAATAACAAGCTCATTGTACTTTTCAATATACAAATCACCACTTGTAAACGACTCATCTCCACGCTGATCGTAGTCAGCCTCAATAACATACTTTCTACCATTTGGGTCAAAGAACCTTTCAATGCAGTCTTGCGGAAGACCTTCGTATGCAACAATACCTACAGCTAAAAGGTCTTTATTAAAGTTCTCAAGTGTGTCCAAATACACGCCACTATTTGTCCTAATGTAGATATTGCCTTGTGGATGATGATGAAAATTAGCCATATTATACCCCCGAATATATTATAAAGTTAACCGACAAGAAAGGTTGCATATTTGCGTGAGCCGCACCAGATCCAGACACAGTTGATGGTGCTGTTGTCCTGTTTGATGAGCCAGATGCGTTTTGGGGGATTGGTTGGTTTGTTCCAGTTACACCATTAGCCGTAGCATAAATAGTATGAGTATGAGATCCAAATGCCCCGATTTCGTCAGTTAGTGTTACTGTCTCCGCACCACCACTTGCGCCAAGCGACCTGGGCGTAAGTCCAGATCCAGTACCAACACCAATAGGAGTTCGTCCACGAATGTCGGGAATGTTGAATGTGGTTGAACCATCCCCAGTTCCGTATGTTGTGCCAACAACTGCGTATAGACCAGAGTATGTGGTCCTGCTAATTGCAGATCCATCGCACAGCAACCAATTGGTTGGTGCTGTTGTCCCAGCATACTGTAACAACATGCCCACAATGAATTGGCTTGTTGAACCTCCAAAAGTCCCAGTTGTCGCTGCTGTAATTACTCCCTTTGCATTGACAGTTAAGAATGGAATTTGCGTTACGCTTCCATAAGTTCCAGCCGTAACACCGCTTGTTGCAAGTGTTGCCGTTCCCTGGCTAATCGTGAAGTCACCAGCAAGGGTTGTGGAAAGATTAGTGATAGTTCCAGTTGTGCTGTTAAGCGTGGCAATCGTTCCAGACGTAAAGATTCCTGCTGTGCCAGTTGTAGTTCCAGCCGTAAGCGTGGGTATCAATGCCGTTGTAATCGTTCCGTTTGTTATTGTTCCATTCGTAATCGTGGCCGCAGTCGATGTCGTAGTACCAGCGGTAAGGTTTGGAATCGTTCCAGTAGTAATGGTCGCGCTGGTCGAGACTGTGCGATTTCCAGTAGCCGTTCCGTAAGTCAACGCGCCAGTAAGGTTGAGGCTGGCAAATGTTCCAGCGGTAAGTCCATCATCAAGAAGATTCTGAACTGTTACCTTGCGCGGGGCTAGGGATGCGTCAACGCTGTCTGGAGCAATGAGCAACAGATCAGCCGTACCAATGGTTGTAATCTCCTGCTGGTTCTTGATGATCGCAGAATTGACAAGCGCGGTATCAATTAGGTTATGCAAGCCAGCCGCAGTAACCGTACCGTTGGTGGAGAAGGTCTGCTGACGATTGATTATGTTTGCCATATTAAGCTGTAAACCTCAGTGCGGTTGCAAAGATTGTTCCTGCGGGAATTGTACCTGCGGTTGAGCCTTTTCCGATTATGTTGTATTCGAC